CAGACCTTTCCAATTATACTTCTAGTGAATTAGCATTGGAAAAGTCACGCATTAGTTTGGAATTATCTACGGAAATACGTGATTTAAGTAGTGAAACAGCCAGAGATATTACTGACCTTTCTAATTACACTTCTAGCGAGCTTTCAAGAGAAATAAGTGATTTAAGTAGTGAAACTGTAAGAGATATTACTGATCTTTCTAATTTTACTTCTAGTGAATTAGCATTAGATAAATCACGCCTTAGCTTGGAATTATCTACAGAAATACGTGATTTAAGCAGTGAAACAGCCCGAGATATTACTGACCTTTCCAATTATACTTCCAGTGAATTATCTTTAGAAAAGGCACGTTTAAGTTTAGAATTATCTACGGAAATATGTGATTTAAGTAGTGAAACAGCCAGAGACATTACTGACCTTTCCAATTATACTTCTAGTGAATTATCTTTAGAAAAAGCACGTTTAAGTTTGGAATTATCTACAGAAATTAGTGATTTAAGTAGTGAAACCGCCAGAGACATTACAGACCTTTCCAATTATACTTCTAGTGAATTAGCATTGGAAAAGTCACGCGTTAGTTTGGAATTATCTACGGAAATACGTGATTTAAGCAGTGAAACGAGTAGTGATATTACAGACCTTTCTAATTACACTTCTAGTGAATTAGCATTGGAAAAGTCTCGTCTTAGTTTAGAATTATCTACTGAAATACGTGATTTAAGTAGTGAAACGAGTAGTGATATACAAGATTTATCTGGGTATACTTCTAGTGAATTGGTATTGGAAAAGTCACGCCTTAGCTTGGAATTATCTACAGAAATTCGTGATTTAAGTAGTGAAACGAGTAGTGATATACAAGATTTATCTGGGTATACTTCTAGTGAATTAGCCTTAGAAAAATCACGTCTTAGTTTAGAATTATCTACAGAAATACGTGATTTAAGTAGTGAAACAGTTAGAGATATCCAAGATTTGTCCAGTTATACTTCAAGTGAATTGTCTTTAGAAAAAGCTCGTCTTAGCGCGGAACTGTCAACTGAAATACTTACTTTGAGAAATGAAAAAAATAGCGATATTACCGATCTTTCCAGTTATACATCCAGTGAATTAACTCGTGAAATTAGCACGGAAAGAAGTACTGTTGTAAGAGACTTATCTGATATGAGTGGAGATATACATCACATTATTGATGATTTAATAGGAAACGCTCCTTATTATTTAGATACATTAGAAGAAATAGCATTTACACTGGGAGATATCACTGAACCAAGTGGAGGAAGTTTACATACAATTATTCAGAAAATTTACAGTGTTTCACAAGATATTTATGATTTATCACAAACGGTGGCTGGTTTAGATGGAGATGCCAGAAATTTAGATGGTAGATTAACAGTTAATGCTTATTCACAATTAGTTCCTAATGAAACCGTTGCTATAAGTGCTATAAATGGTGATATATCATTAAATCGGACATTATTAATGTATAACAAAGACAATATAATAATTGGTAACGCGTCTACAGGAGATACTATTAAAGACTTAAATGGGAACTATTCTAGTAAACCACTAGGTAATATTATAATTGGTTCATCGGCAGATATATCAAATTCATCTATCAACTATGCTACAGGTATAGGTTTTGGTATTGATTTAAGTGGTACTGGCTCTACAGCGTTAGGATATTTAGCCAAAACGGATGGTGTTAATTCTACTGCTATTGGATATAATAGTAAAGCATTAGGAAACAATGTAATTCAATTAGGAAATACAAGCGTAGAATATGTAAATACAAATGGTGTAGTTACTATGAGTTCAGATGAACGATTAAAAGATAATATTCACACCATACCATTTGCTTTAGAAAAAGTAAATGCACTAAGAGGTGTTACATATACACGAAAAGATTTACCAAATAAAGACAAAGTTTATATGGGTCTTATTGCTCAAGAAACAGAAAAAGTTATTCCAGAAGTAATTAATAATAATGGCGAATATAAGTCAATTATGTATAATAATATTATTGGTCTTTTAGTAGAAGCAGTAAAAGATTTAGATATTAACCATAAACAATTGGATGGAAAACAAAATAATTTAGAAAGGGAATTAACAAAAATAAAAACCGTTATCCGTAATAAATTATTACAATTAAATCGTATTAAAAATTTAGTAGATGTAAAAGACGATAAAAAAACAAAATAATAGTCTAATTTATTTATTAAAAAATAAATTAAATAATTAATATATATACTAATGGCTTTTACACGATATAATTATGATAAATGTAGAACAAAAAAATTTTTACAACAGTCTACTGATCCTGGAAGATACGTATTGAATACACCTGGATGGGGAAATAAACCATTGCTATTTAATGATCCACAAATAAGACATATGGGATGGAGTGCAAATTTACAGAGTGTATCCAATGGACACCCTATAGATATTGAAAGTCAATTAAAAAATGTAGATAAAAAATTACAACGATATGGGAGACATTATAAAGTAGCAAAACCTTTAAAAACTACACCATTACCAGTATCTACAAATAGCAAACCTATAACATTTCAAAGTAGAGTAACACATCCAGGATTTTTATACAGAGACTTACAACAAGATCATAGTATTCCATTACATTTAAATCCACAAGAAAATGTTTGTTTAACATTTCAAAACAATCTCAATACAAGAATTTTGGAAAAAGATAGTCATGTTCCTATTATTCCATGTACAGATTTAATACAATAGTTGTTTAATAAATTATAATTTATTTAATTATCATTTATTTTAATTATAGCAAATAAACTATAAAGAAAATATTATAATTTATATATAGTATAATGGCAGAAATTGCAATTCCAATGGCCGCTTTAGGTATAATGTATATTTTATCAAATGAGAAAAAAGATGAAGGTTTTAGCGGTATTTCGTCTGATGATAATAAAGAAGGTTTAGTAAATACAAATATCCCTCCAATAAATTATCCTGTAGAAAATAAAGAAGGGAGAGATGATAGATATACTACTCAAAAATATGGCGGATTAAATAAAAATACAAATAAAACAAGTGAGTCCGCTGAAGTTAGAAGTGAAACAGAAGATTATAGTAATACATATACATCTTTAACTGGAGAAACTAAAAATTATTTCGATTTCGAACATAATAATATGAAACCATTCTTTGGTTCGAATGTCACACAAACGATTGATTCAAAATCTAGGGATGGGATATTAGATTTATACACTGGTTCAGGTAGTCAACAAATTCAAAAAAAGGCAAATGCTCCTTTTTTTAAACCACAAAAAAATATGCAATGGATTAATGGTATGCCTTCTACATCTGATTTTATGCAAGAAAGAATGAGAGGTAACGTTAGTTCAAAAATGAACAATACCAAACCATGGGAAGAAATACAGGTTGGACCCGGATTAAATAAAGGATTTAGTAGCGAAGGAACTGGTGGTTTTAATTCAGGAATGCAAGAAAGGGATACATGGAAACCTAAAACCGTAGACGAATTACGTGTAGTAAATAATCCTAAGAAAACGTTTAAAGGTCAAATGCTTGGAAAACATGTTGGACGTAGAGGACCACGTGGAAATTTAGGTAAAATGGAACAGCATAAACCAGATACCTTTTTCATCAATAATCCAGACCGATATTTTACAACAACAGGTGTTGAAAAAAGAGGTAAGGCACCAACGACTCATATATTTAAACCTGAAAATAGAACTTCTACTACGAAAGAATATTTTGGAGGTGGTGATACTACTAATGCTAATGGTATTTATCAATCCGGAAAATATCAAAAATCAACAAAAGTTCAATTAGATAGTTTAAATGTTGGTGGTGCTTCTCGTGCTCATGGATGGAAAGAAAATCATGGAAATTATGGTAAATCTGGATATAAATCACTTCCTAATTCAAGGTCATTAACTGGTGAAACTAAAAATATGGGAATAGTAGAACGTGGTTTGTATGCGATGGTAACACCTATTTTAGATGTTATTAAACCTACATTAAAAGAAAATGTTGTTCATCATAAACGTCCAACAGGTAATGCTTCAGGAGGTAAAAATGGTGTTTCCAATTCTCGCGTATGGAATCCTTCTGATGTTGCAAGAACTACTATTCGTGAACAAACAGAAAATACAGAATACACCAAACATGGTGGAACCGCTTTTGATGCCGCTTATTCAAATACAGAACATCAAGCAATAGGACAACAAAGAGATACTACTAACTGTTCATATATAGGAAATAGTAGTGCTGCTAATTCTCAAAATAAAGGACAAGTGTACAATACAGCATACAACGCATCATTAAATCCAAATAAAGAAGTTGTTTCAAAGGTAGATAGATTTCAAGCAGGAAACCAGCCTATTTTTGATGGCAATCAAAATGTAAGTAATCTAAGAAATAGAAATACAAATCCAGCACAAATTATTCCAAATATGCCAAAAAGCACAAGTAGCATTGAAACATATGGAACATTAAGTGGTAAAAATACTAGAGAAATAAATCAATCAAGAAGATATGATCCTAGTCTATTAAATGCATTTAATAGCAATCCTTATTCAAAATCATTAAGTAGTGTAGCTTAATTACAATAGATAATACATTATTAATATAAACATAATGTATTATATTTCAATAACAATGAGTGATTTATTTTATGAAAACTCTATAAATTACAATTTTAAAAGCAATAGTATCGACATACATTCCGTTCATAAAGAAATAATAAAAAAATTAGATTACTTTATTGATAATAATAAAATACCTCATATTGTATTTCATGGTCCATATGGAACTGGTAAACGAACAATATTAAATTATTTTATGAATCAAATTTACAATAATAATCAAAAATACATAAAGGATTACGTAATGTATGTCGATTGTGCTCATGGTAAAGGAATTCGTTTTTTTAGAGACCAACTTAAATTTTTTGCAAAAACAAATATTCAACATAAAAATAATATCATGTTTAAATCAATCATTTTATTTAATGCTGATAAACTAACTACAGACGCGCAATCTGCTTTAAGAAGGTGCATTGAACGTTTTAGCCACAATACACGATTTTTTATTATTGCAGAGAATCAAAAATTATTATTAAATCCAATATTATCCAGATTTTGTAGTATTTATATACCAACACCAAAGGTAAATAATGAGTATGTAAATTTTTATAACATTTTATTTGATACTTATAATAATAAAGATTATATTAAAAAGGAATCAAAACTAAAAAAATATTTAAAAAATGATACAAAATATAATTCATTAAGTAAATCTATGAAAACAGCAAATTTATTATATAATAAAGGATACAGTTGTTTAGATTTAATGAATTATATATCAAAAAATAAAAACAATGATTTAGCATTATTATACTTTGATAAAATTAGAAAACAAATTAGAAATGAAAAACTGCTAATTTTTTACATATTATATTTTGTTTTTATGCGGAAAAATGTAGATTTAGAAAATATTTTATAATTTCAAATGGATGATTACAATATTAATGTATTATCTGAAGCTAAGAACGAATACTCTTGTAGATTGTTGAGTATTTTAACTCCCGTTGTAATTGATGGAGTAAAATCTATATTTAATGATGCAGAACGTTTATGTATAGAAAATGATGAAGACGATAAATATCTAATGACTTTTCAAAATTTTTTATCTCGTGTTCCAAAATGGAATGAAACTATTATTGAATCTGAATGTTCTCGCATTATAAGTGTTAGTGGTTGTAACTATTTAGAAGACCTATTGACTTGTGTTCATATTGCTCAACTTAAAATATTAACTAGTGTAAGGGTTTCACAAAAACAAAAAAAAATAGACCTCGACATACCAAAACTTTCTGCTTTTATCCATCAAGTTTATAGTGTATTTGCTAGAAAACTGTATAAAAATGTTTATTTATTTGAAAAAATAATCACACCATTGCAATATCAAAAAAATATGCGCGAATGTGAGATATTATGTAAAGAAAGTATTTTAGAAGTAATTAGGAATAGTATTCCTGTTGAAAAAATATTGAGATCTTATATTGATGAAACGGTTGATGAAGAAGTTGTTCAAGAAATTGTAGAAAAAGAAATTGAAAAGGAGGTTGAGAAAGAAGATATAAATAATTCTGTAGAAAAACAAGAGAAAAAAGAGGAAGAATTTAGTAAAACACCTATTTTAAAACTGGAAAAAAATACCGAAGAATTACAATTAGATTTAGATAAGCCAAGTAAAGAAGAAGAAGATGTTAAAAAAGTTATTAGTAATACAGATAATGATGAAGAATTAAATGATGATATACGTGATGTAGGAATATCATTTAATGATGTTGATAGTGTATTAGATATGGGAACAAATGTGGAAGAAAGTGTTGACGCTCCAAAAACAATTGAACGTCTTGAACAAATTAGTGAAATAAATAATCAACGAAGAAAAGAAGAAGAAGAAGACGAAGATGAAGATAATTTAGAAATTTTTGATGATAATAATATTGATTTGGATATAAGCGATGTTCATGATTTATCTAAAGAATTAAGAGTTGAAGCACCTCCGTTATTAGATGACATTGAAGTTTTAAAATAAATACAATTGCGTAAAATAATAAATAAAAACATAACTAAAAATATTAAATGGAACAGTCTATATTCATTACGGCTGGTATAGTATCTTTCGTATATTTAGTTATAAAATATCTAGAAATGAAATTTATATTGAAAGAAGTAAAGCCTATGAAACTATTAATGAGAGACACGATTATTGTTTATTTATCAGTAGTTTCTGGTAGTTTTATAATTGACCAATTTAGTGGAGCAAGCACAATTATGAAGAAAGCACCTGAAATTTTTACAAATGAACCCGCTTTTTAATTATTCATATAATTATCATCAACATATATCGTAATGGCAGATATACTTGATATGTAAATTACATAACCAATAATAATCAACGGATAAAATATCATTTTTAATAAATTATGATATTTTATTTTAAATTTAATCAATTTATACATAGCAAGGTATATCATCTATGCTAATTACATTATTTAATTTTCGTTTTTGAATTTTCTTTTTACTTATTTTAAATATATCAAAAATAGAATTGTTAATTTCATTATGAGGTTCGCAATGATGAACTGTTCTAGCAATCATTTTATATAATTTAAAATCAGGATATCTTTCATGCCCATTTTTTTTATACAATATATTTTGATTTTTATCATCGCGAGTCCATTTTATAATTAATTTTATTATTTCATTATCAATTGTATGTTCTTCTTTAAAATCATCTATAAAATAGTCATATAACGAACAGCCTAATCTACATAAATCAAAACTTTTATTAGGCAATATTTCTGGTTTATTATAGTTTCTATAAGGTTCAAAATTATATTGATTTGCTGCATCTTCTTTAAAATTATAACTATCGCAACATAATTGTTTTCCCTTAAATTTATAAATTGCTCTACCAAAATCAATTATTTTAAATATTTTGCCAAATGTAGGTATTTTGTAATATTTACCATCATATTTTACATAAATAAATTTTTTCTCTGTTTTAACATACATTATATTGTTTGTATGTAAGTCATTATGTGTAAAATCAAAACATTTTTGATATGTTATTAAAATGAATAATACTTGTATAAAACATGATTTCCATTCCAAATCAGTCATTTCATTGTTTTCTATAAAATTATCCAATGTTTCATACATATGTTCCATGCATATAATTTGAACTGGAAAATTATAAATTACACAGTTTACATTATCATCTGTTGAACTAGAATATTCAGATATATCACTGTTAGAACAACTAACAATTGAATTATCGCTATTTTCAGTTTCTTCTTCATCACTATCATCAGTTAATTCACTATCATTATCTTGATCACTATCACTTTCATCTGTTTCACTATCTGTTAGTGCTTCTGACATAATAGATGATGTTTCTGTATTACTTGACAAATCACTATCGCTCCTTTTTTTATTTTTTATTTTTTCATATACCAAGTTATCACTTAAGTCAATATCATTTAACGTATTTAATTTTTCCAAATTTTCAACCGTTAATTCAAATACATTATCAAATGAATCATCATCAATATTATCGATTTCTAATGTTTCATTACTATCTTCCATAACAATTTTTTCACGGTATTTACGAGTATCATCATCTAACAAAGAACTATCAAAATTATCTAATTTAAATATAACATCTTTATTTTTATGAAAATATTCTGATTGATGTAAATAATCTAAATCATCATATACATTGACATTAAATTCTTTTTGTATACCTAAAAATGAACCATAGTAATCATTGCCAAATATAAAATTATGATTATTTAGTAACTTACTACTTAGAAAACTAAAAAACCCGTCTACATACGATGTATTATTCGAATCGTAAATTTTTTTTAAATGATTATCTTTTTTTGAATATTGTTTTTCAATGCTTGGGTTTAGTTCTGAATCTTTAGTTAGATTCTTATATTTACCAGTTAAAAATTTCAATGGGTTTAATAATGGTGAAAATTTAAAAAATGATATTTTATTTAATGATTCCTTTTTTTCATTTTCAACATTTATTAAAAAAAAAGTTGATTCATGTGTATCTTCTATCGTTGAGATTGAATATTTACTGTTTAAATTAATTAAATTGTAATTATTCTTACTTAATTCAAAAAATTCAGAATATACTGGTATATAGTTTTGAACTTTTGAAAACCCGTTGTCTTCTAATTGACTAAATAATATATTATTGTTATTTTTCTTATAATACAAAGAAAACATACGATTTAATGATAATATAAATTTTACATTTAAACCAATACTTTAGTAATAGATTAATAATTTAATAAATATAAATTAATTAATACTAATCTTATTCGTTTTACTTTATTAATTAATATAACAATGATTTATATATGAATTTAGAGTTAAAAAAGTTTAATATGAAAAATATAAAGTTTAATTTGGATGATTCGAATGGTCCGGTAATTGTATTAATTGGAAGACGTGATACTGGAAAAAGTTTTTTAGTAAAAGATATGTTGTATCATCATCAAGATATTCCTATTGGTACAGTAATATCAGGAACAGAAGCGGGTAATGGTTTTTATGGTAAATTAGTCCCTAAACTTTTTATTCATGATGAGTATAATACAGCTATTATTGAAAACATTTTAAAAAGGCAAAAAATAGTGATAAAACAAATTAAAAAAGAAAGAAATGCTTATGGTAAGTCGAGTATTGATCCTAGAGCATTTGTGATATTAGATGATTGTTTATATGATAATACATGGGCTAGAGATAAATTAATGAGATTATTATTTATGAATGGTAGACATTGGAAAATAATGTTAGTCATTACAATGCAGTATCCATTGGGTGTTCCGCCTAATTTAAGAACAAATATAGACTATACGTTTATTTTAAGAGAACCATATATTAATAATCGTAAACGAATCTATGAAAACTTTGCTGGTATGTTTACAACATTTGAAAGTTTTTGTCAAGTAATGGATCAATGTACTGAAAACTATGAATGTTTGGTTATAGCAAATAATGCCAAATCAAATCGTTTAGAAGACCAAATATTTTGGTATAAGGCATCCGCACATAATGATTTTAAATTAGGAGCAAAAGAATTTTGGGAAATGTCTAAGGGGCTAGGGTCTGATGATGAAGAAGAACAATATGACCCTAATGCTGTTAGAAAAAATAAAGGACCTAGAATAAATGTAAAGAAAAATAGATGGTAATTCATAAAATTATAGAAAATATAAAATTTTCTATAATTTTATTATGGTTTATAATTTTCAAATGTTATATTTAATCTTTCATATTTATTAATCTGTTATATTTAATCTTTCTTTTTACGAACAATATTATCACCTTCAAACAACGTCTTTTTAATATTATCTGAACTTTGGTCATCCAATTCTTTCAAATCATTTTCCATGGTGTTATTTACACCCACCAAATTTCCTTGATTATCTAGTCGCTGTGTTAATTTATTACCACTTTCTCTAGCCAACTTAACATTTTCTTCAATAGCCTTTCTTTTTGTTTCTTGAATACGTTTCTCGAATTCTTGTTTTGCCTTTGCTTCATTCAAATTCTTTTCATGCATCAATTGATTTAGTTCATTTTCCAAATATTCTACACGTCCAGTTTTATACGCTTCTGGTTCCCAAGGCATCCAAACACCTACAGGTCCCACATATACATTATGATTTGGATCTACTTCTCTTAACAACTTACATCGCAATTCCGCTTCTTCTTGAGTTGAATAAGAACCTCTAACCTTTAATCCTCTAACACTTGTTTGGAAATTATTTTGTTTATTAAATTGGTCATCTAATTCATTTTCATTATTATCCAAAAAGGTTTTATATGAATCATAAATATCTGTAGTTTTCAAATCTTCTTTTTCACTTTTCACAAATTCTTGCATATCCGACATTAGTGTTTCAAAATTAAGATTGTATTTATAAGACAAAAAATTTAAGAATTGAGAAAATTTCTCCATTGATTTAGAAAAATCATATCCCTTTAAAAATTCTTCAAACATAAATAATTCTCTTTTCTTTAAAACTGTTTCAGGACTAACAAATGATACACAAACAAATTTTTGTCCTGAAATTGCCTTATCTTCTTCCAAAAGGTCTACATAGTTAGGATTTACAGATCCATCTGATTTTTTTTGATGCTCATAAGCATATTCAGCCATTTTATAATATAATATATCATTATTGTTTAAGTTTTTTTTTATTTATTTATTATATAATATGTTTGATAAATTAGGCCAAGTTTTTGATTTAGGAGAACTATTACGACGTGTTGTAAAATATTTAGTTGAAGGTTTAATGGTTGCTATCGCTGCTTACGCTATTCCAAAACGTTCATTGAACTTGGATGAAGTTTTATTAATCTCTTTGACTGCTGCTGCTACATTCTCAGTATTGGATACATATGTCCCATCAATGGGAGTATCTGCTCGTTCTGGTGCTGGATTCGGTATCGGTGCTAATTTAGTTGGTTTCCCTCGCATGGGTATGTAAATAAAAAATACATATAGTAAAATTTATTATAATTAGTATAATTTTTATAATTCATTTAATATAAAAATTATAAGGTTGGTATAAATTCCCAGTTTAATTCTTTACATATTTTTTTCCAGATTTCATCTTGTTCTATTCTTTTTACAGGATCTTTTAACATAGGAAAATAAGGTAAAAAACTATGTTCATCAAGTAATTCACACATTTTGTATAAAACATAATAATAATTTAAAAAATTTACACGGCTATCTGGACAATGTTTGCTATATGGTTTTTGAATTTCCATAAATAAATTACATAATTTATCTTCCAATTCTGGTTGCATTACAGGGGGTTTTATTCCAAGTTTATCTTTTATAAATGGAATATGTTCATAATATTTATTATATCCTAGCTTTTTCAATATATCTTTTGCTTTTTTATTATCCATGTTTTTAAGCGTTAATCTTTCTTTTTTAATTTGTTTTTTAATATTATCAATAACTTCATCTGGTATTTGAGTTGTTTCTTTTGCTTGAAACTGGGCTAATATTTCTCTAAAATGATTAATTCTTTTATAAGCATAAAAACATACTTCTTTAGGAGGTTCTTTATAAGAAGGTTTTTCATGTTCTATTAAAAATTTATCTTGAAAACTACAAACTTTACATATTAAAATACCTTCTGATTCAACTTGAACTAACTCGCCTGAACATTTAGGACATATTTCATAATTTATTTTATAATTATCCATATCAATTATTTTATTATCTATATTATTGAAATATTGTTGAACAATGGTATTACTATTGTTTTTAACATCCACTTTTTCTTCTGTTTTACTAAAAAAAGCATGTAATATCTTTTTTTTATTTGTTTTTCCATCACTTAAATTCTTTTTTTTTTCAAAATAATCAAAAATCAAATCAGAATTGTTTAGTAAATATTCTTTTTTTTTAATTTTTAACTGTTTTATTTTATTTTTTAGATCTTTTATTTTATCTTCAATATCTAATCGTTGTTCAATTGCCATTGTTTTAGAATTTTCTAATTTTTTTTTAATTTTCT